TTAGTAATTGAATAATAAAATAAAAACAAAAGAAAATGGCTGCAACAAGCATCATGAACTCAACTGACGTTGTGATTCAAATCAGCGAAGATGGTGGAACATCATACGACATCATCGGCCGTGCAACATCGGCATCATTGAGTGTTTCAATGGAAACACGCGATACAACAAACAAAGATTCTGCTGGATGGCAAGAAAATCTTGAAGGACTGAAATCGTGGTCATTGAGTGGTGACGGATTGGTGACCTACTCAATCAGCGGAGATTTCGACACACCGGATGATCTATTCACATTGTTGTCAAACCGCACTTTGGTAAAAGTGAAATTCGGTTCTGCAACAAGTGGTGAAATCGACTACACTGGCGACGCTTATCTCGTAAGCTACGAACAAGAGGCTGGCGTTGAAGAGAATGTCACATACTCGTTCGGATTCACTGGAACTGGCGTACTGACTCAAGCGTCTGTCGCTTAATAATAAACAACAGAGAGCGTGATCGTATGATCACGCTCTTTTTAACAACTTCAACAAATGGTTCAGATAATAGAAACAAACGAAAGAAAACATCCAGTCAGATTTGGATTCAATGCATTGCGTGAATTCAGTCGCATGACTGGAACAACACTCGCTCAACTTGAAGATCTCGGCGTCGACATGACTCTTGATCAAGCAGTGACGTTGATGTATTGCGGATTCAAAGACGGCGCAAGAAAAGAAAAAGTGAATTTCAGATACGAAGTGTCTGATGTTGCTGACTGGATTGATGATGATGAAGCGTTGATTGAAAAAGTCTTCGCAGTATTTGAAGATCAGTTCAGCGCGAAGAGCGAAAAAAAGAAGTAGGCCGACGCGAGGTAAGCACAAAGAAGTCGACTTGGGATGATCTCGAGTCATTCGCGTTCGGTCAAATTGGTCTCACGCCAGTTGAATTTTATGACTTAACTCCGAGAGAGTGGATGAATTTAGTCAGTGGATTCAATGTGCGTGAGAATAGAAAAGAGCAAAGTGAATGGGAAAGAACACGTTGGCAAACAACGCTTCTCTTGAACATTCACACAAAGAAAACGATCAAAGCAAGAGACTTGATTGTCTTTCCTTGGGAGGCTAAAGAAAACAAGAAACGCAAGATCTGGACGAAAGGAGAGATCATCGCTGTGATAAATGAAAGAAACGAACGCGCAAAACTAAAACATGGCAAGTCTCTCGAGTCTTAATTTTCGCCTAACGGCAAACATCGCACCATTTAGAAAAGGTCTGAACAAGGCTGAACGCTCAATGGACCAGCTTGGTCGTAAGATGCAACAAACCGGCAAGAACTTGTCGATGAAGTTGACTGCGCCAATCGCCGCTCTTGGTGCTGTCTCTTTCAATGTCTTCAAAGGCTTTGAAGCAGAGATGTCAAAAGTCAAGGCGGTCTCTGGAGCGACAGCAGAAGAATTCAAAGCGTTATCAGACAACGCAAAAGATCTCGGTGCTTCTACAATGTTCACTGCTCGTGAAGTAGCGAGTCTTCAAACAGAGTTTGCGAAACTCGGTTTCACTGCAACAGAAATCACTCAAGTCACTGAATCAACTCTTGCTCTTGCTCAAGCATCTGGTTCTGATCTTGCTCGAGCGGCTGAGGTCGCCGGTTCTACACTCAGAGCATTCGGTCTTGACGCATCACAAACTGGTCGCGTCACTGATGTCATGGCGTCATCGTTCAGTTCATCTGCATTGGATATGGAGCATTTCGCCAGTTCAATGTCGTTCGTTGCGCCGGTAGCTAAAAGCGCAGGAATGTCTATTGAAGAAACATCTGCAATGTTGGCTGTTCTTGCAAACGCTGGTATCAAAGGCTCGAAAGCTGGTACGGCTTTGCGTCGTATAATTTCAGAGATAGGCACAACTGGAAAACCAGTAGCTGAAGCACTGAAAGATTTAGCGACTCAAGGAATTGGACTCGCTGATGCAAAGGATGAGGTTGGACGTTCGGCACAATCGGCACTTTTGATTCTTGCGGAAGGTGTTGATCAGATTAAACCGTTGACAACACAATTTGAAAACTCTGCGGGTGCGGCCAAAGAAATGGCTGACACTATGGGTGATAATGCTCTCGGTGCATCGAAGCGTCTCGAGTCTGCAATGGAGGGCCTTGGCATTTCAATCGGTGAAGTTGTAGCGGAAGCCGTTGTGCCGATGATGGAAGGCATTGCAAAACTCGCGAGTAAACTGAACAAGATGTCACCAGCAGTGAAGAGAAATGTTGTTGTGATCGCCGCGCTTGTTGCGTCTGCTGGTCCTCTTCTATTCTTGACTGGTGGATTGTTGCGAAACTTTAGATTCTTACGACTTGCAATGATTCGTTCAAACGCAACCACAAAGATTGCGATCGCATTGCAAAAGGCGTACAACTTTGTTCTGAAGATGAATCCTATTGGCATCGTCATCACCGCATTGACGGCGTTGGCTGGTGTTCTTTACTTAGTGAATAGACGCAAGAAAGAGGCGATTCAAATTGAAAAAGGATTGACTGACTCTGCAAAAGAAGATATCGCAAACACTCAAATCAGACAAGCACAAGCGAACAATCTGATCAACACGATCAAGAGTCAGAACATCTCAAACGAGCAACGCGGTCGTTTGATTCGGAAATTGAACACGGAATACAAGGATTTGTTGCCAAATCTTATTGATGAAAAGGATTCCGTTGAAGATATTGCGAAAGCGCAAAAGGAAATGAACAAACAAATGGCGAAGAAAATCGCCATGATTGCCGCGCAAGATGAAATGGCGCAAGCCACAAAAGATGCCGTTGAAGCGCAAAAGCAATTCAACAAGACGTTGAAACTTGGTGATGATTTAGCGCAAAAATCACAAGAATCATTTGGTCGTGTTCTATCTGCTCAAGACATTGAGAACTACAAAACCGCAGTCGGTCAGTTGACACCAGCCCAAGCCGCATTGGTTCAAGAAATAGATTTCAACAATCAAATGTTGGGCGTTCACAAAACAAAACTTGACGATGCGAATGCCGCAGTTGTTGTAGTGAGTGAAAGCGTTGATGGTCTTGCGGAAGCGATGGCGAATGCCAGTGATGAAACGGGCGGACTTGGCGACGAAACCGAAGTGTTGAAGCAAGAGTTGTTGGATTTACCGGTCAAAGGCATTTCAAACGAATTCAAGGCGAATTTCATGCCGATGATGGAAAATGCCCGTCATCAAATGGTGAATTTCACTGCATTGACTATTCAAGCGGGTCGAGCGATCGGTGATGTTTTCGCGTCATCAGTTGAACGTGCGTTCGATAAATTAGAAGAAGGCGAAACACGATTCGGGAATTTTCTGCAATCAATGTTGCAAGGACTCAAGAAACTTGCGGCTCAATTCATAGGAGCGGCCATCGCCGCTTTAGCTTTAGCCGTTGCAGTTAGACTCGCAATCGGAGGCATCGGAGGTCTTGGAAGCATGAAAGACATTTTCGGAACAATGCAAAGCGTCGCGGGTTTTATGCCGAACATTCCGATGTTAGCTGAAGGTGGTGTTGTTACATCGCCAACTCTTGCAATGATCGGTGAAGGCGGACAATCAGAAGCAGTCATTCCGCTTGATAGATTAAATGAATTTGGAGGTGGCTCTCAACGCGTTGAAGTCGTTGGTCGCATCTCTGGATCAGACATACTGCTTTCTCAAGAGAGAGCATCACGCAACAGAACAAGACAAAGAGGTTTCTAAAATATGGCGGCGAGATTATACGCAGAATTCACATCTTCTTATTTCATTGATTATGTGATTGAATTTCACGACAATGAATTCACGGGCGCAGCCCAAAAAATTCAAGTGTCTGGCGATGGTTTTCAATTGAGTTACTCCGGAGAGACTGACAACATCTACTCTCCAATCATTGGGTCGTCGGTGAATGTCGGAATCGTCAATCAAGGTGAACCGCATTTGTTGGAATACATTTCATTGCTGAAACAATACCAACAAGATAGATTTGCGGTTGTAATATACCGCGGGGCATCTGCTCGATTCATTGATAATTTGTCGAATGTCGCGTCATTATTTGAGACTCGTGTTTCAAATGATGGCGGAACCGTTGAATCGTCAAATTGCTACAAACAAGACATCATCGATTTAGGCGGAACGTTCCGATACATCCCACCGATTTCGGAAAAATTGTATTGGGCGGGAATCATTGTTCAAGATTTGATTGAGATTGAAGATGTTTCAAACCCCGCAACATTCAGCGTTCAAGCGACTGACGGAATTTCAAAGTTGACAGACACGCTTTGCGGCACATCTTTTTTCCGTCAGTTTACGAATCAATTCATCAACGCTTTGGACCAAGTTGGTGTTTTGGGTTTATACGAAACAACGGACGCGGTGTTGGCCGTGTCTTGCAATTGGTGGGCTGAAGAAATGACTTACAACGCAAATAATAATCCATTGGATGAGTTGTTTGCAGATTTCCACGCATTCGACACGATTGATGAGCAAGGTGTTTATACCAATAAAAATTGGTTTGAAATTCTGTCGCAGATGTGTACGATATTCGGTTTGCGATTTTATTACGCAAACGGAAAATATCGATTGGAGCAATTGTTCATTCGCGACAACGCCACGTTCGTAGAACACAACTATCAAAAGGACAAAACGAAAATTGATAACGTCGTTGTTTCTTACGAAAGAACCATCGACCAATTGTCGGGTCAAGCGCGTTTGGCGGGCAATTCATTCAACTATTTGCCAGCGGTGAACGATGTTTCAATCACGCTGAATCAAGACCCTAAAGCAATGAAGGGTGTGACTTGGAAAAAT